CCACCTAAAACAATCACATCACCGCTTTTAACCGTTACATCAGTTACTATGTCACGTTTAATCAGTGTTGGAGACTGATTTACTCCAGTATCAGTTTTCACAAAGTTAGAGAGCTGCTGATTGATTTTTAAATCAATCGCATTGCTTTTTATAGTTGGTTGAATATCAAAAATCACACCAGAAGATCGATATTCAATAGACTGAACTGGGCGGCCATCTTGATAAGTCACGTTAGACAGTACAGGAACATCAGAACCTACCGAAAAATTGCCCTTTGAGCCTGATTTTACACGTAAAGTTGGACTGCTCACGACCTGAAAACGCTCATCAGTACGAAATAATTCAATCATTGCATCTAAATTACCGGCATTAACCGTAATAAAGTTTTCGTAATTTTGTTTATATCCAATATTAATGCCTAGCTTTCCTGAAAGTAATTTTGCCAAAAGATTAATGCCACTTCCTTCTTTTGCTACATCTTGCACTTCAAAAACATAGCCTGTCACAACAACTTCACGGCTTGGCGTATCAACAGACTGTAAAACTGATTTAATTCTTGAAATATCTTCAACTGTTCCATAATAAACAAGCTTATCACCGCTTGCTGATACTTGACCTTCTCCTTGAAGAAATTGAGCTAAATATTCTGTATCACGATGAATAGGATTATAAACAAAGCTTTTCTTGATAATTTTTGCAGGCTTAGGCTCAACATGAGCAAGATAGACAACCCCGCCTTTCTCGTAAACCTTGATATTCATATTTTCAAAATATCGTGTAATAAATTGGCCAAAATCTTGATTTTCAGTTGTATGAAAGCTAATCAAACGTGTATCTGCGGCCAGTTTGGGATCTAACATATAAGGCTTTTCTAAAACTTCGTCATAAATCATTCCTACAGCTTTAGGTAATGGCACAGCCTCCAATTTAAAATTAATATTTTTCGCTTGAGCATAACCAAAAACAAACATAAATAAGAAAAATAAAATGTTACGTTGTAATCTCATTGTTTTACTCCTGAATAATAATTTACTCGTTGATTATCAATAATCCCCTCTAGCATCCGACCTGTAAAATTAAAGCTTGAACGAGGTTCTAAACGTAAATTTCCTTGGTTATCCGCTAAAATCACAAAACTTTTTCCAGACTTCTGTAACTCCCCTGTTATACGCCATTGAGTTGATAAAGGTGCAGCTTGTGACTGAACAAAATTATTCTGTTCTTCAATAAAAGTAGCCTGATTTTCTGGTATTGATTCTATGGACTGCTCTTGTGTTGTTTCTTGAGCTGTAGATTGTTTTTGATTAAAAAAAGTAAAAAACTTATAAAATGAAAATCCAAAAACAAGTAACGCTATGAAAGCGATATATTTAATACTCGATTTACTTAACGCATTTTGACGTTTATCTGTAACTAATTCTCTACCATTATCAGTTTCATAGCTCTTATAAAGCGGGAAAACTGATTTGTCATATTTTTCTTGATAACTGGCGGTCTTTGCTGTTTTCCAACATTTATTGCCAGAAAATACATCAATCCGATAACGACTTTTTAATCCTACGGCAACCAATTTTGTCATCTTAAATGTGGTTTCAATCCGATCTACCAATTCACGCTGTAGATTAGTTAAATCTTGATTAAGAATAACAAAATCACAAGAAATGCCGTTTTTATCTGTAAAATGACGATGTTCAGACAAAAATGAAAAGTGGTTATCGTTGATTTTTTCTTTCTTTGGAAAGAATCGCCAAGCCTCATCAATAATGATTAAATCCCCTGCTTTGCAGAAGGTTTCAATGTTATTGTCGATTGCGTTTTTATAAGGATAAAAATCCGCATCTAAACAAGCATCATTATCTACAACTACTAATTCACCTAAATTTTCTTGAGATAATTTTTTATCTTTCGATAAGCAATACTCTTCTATTAATTGCTTGTTTAAACCATAAATATTAGATACAACTCTACGCCCCGATGATATAGCAGGAATAATGACAGATTTAACCACCTCATAAGATTTTCCATGCCCGGGTAATCCAACATAAGCAGAAATAGCCATAAATGCCGCCTTATCCAATAACAGGAAGTCTGCGAATGATAAAACGAGACAGCAAAGCAGAAATGAAAAGACTTATACCTGTCGGAACTTTAAGAATATATAAAAAATAAAGAATTGAGTTAGGCAAAGCATTAAATAAGTCCTTTATATTTGGAATATCCTTTGGTAAAAACAATTCTATAACCACAGGAATAAACTCAGTCGTAATGTAAAATAAAGCAAAAAATACAAAAAATTTTGCAAGCACTCCCCTAATCAAAAATTGCATTAAAGAAGATAGTGCTGCAAATATAACTCCATACATAAAATATCCCTCCTTAAGCGCTCAATAAAACTCTCAAAGAAATAATCCCCCAAATCAATAACATCAAAGATGAAATGATGCTTTTATTCCTTTCTAAATAATCACAATGGCCATCTAAAGTTAAATTTGCCTCTAAATACGGAATACGCCCACTCCAAACAGGACACTGAATTTCTCTTTCTGAAATCTTAAAATCTTTTAAAGAAGGGAAAAAATCATTAAAAGGCTCAAGTACTTGAAGTGCTGTAGGAGGATTAATATCAGGCATATCAACAGCCGGAGAAGAAAAATCAACGCTTTTTGATATAGAATTAGACTCTTTTTCACCCTCTTTAGGTTTAGAATTACTAGAACTAACAACATCATCAAACATATCATCTGAATATCTAAAACTACTTAAATCCTTAGCTTTTAAAGATGGATCTGTAAAATGTTTTCTAACATCACTAGGTTGAATATTAGAAATCACTTTTCTTTCTTCATCTGTAAATTCATCACTGTTTAACGAAACTGCATTTTTAGCAAAAGTAGATATTTGAGCATCATCTTGTAAAACAACCTTATCATCTGGAACAACGTTTCCTCCCCAAACTACTTGAGCTTTTGCCGATGGTGATCTTTGTTCTTTTTTTATAACCCTAACTGTAAAAGAAGATTTTTGAGTAAAGCAATTAGATGAATTTTTTACACATTGTTTGTAACTATAATTAACAAACAAACCATCTACATAAATTGGAGATTTTTCTTTAGAAATGACCTGAAAATCGGATAAAACTGAACTAGACGGAGCGTTTTCCATCTTTCGCTCAAAATTTTTATTAATTGCACAATTCAGCGTTTCATCATAAGAGGATGTTTGACAAGTTCCATAGGCATCTTCATAAGTAAAAACTATATTATCTTGAAGATTTACAAATACCGGATTAAATAAAGATGGCTCTTCCTCTAAATAAACCTTCTCTAACATACCTGTTTTAGGATCTTGCGCCATCACATAAAAACCTAATGAATCTTGAGAGGCAGAAGTAAATTTCTGAAAAGCACTATCAATCAATTCATCAGTAAAATATCCCAAACCAAAAGTAATCGCTAAACCCGTAATAGGATGTTTAGAATATAAAGCTCCTGATGCTCTAGTCGCTTTTTTAGCAATACTACGTAAAACATTTGCTCTACGTACTTCTTGCATTGTAGATGCACCAGAATTAGGAATAACAGCAGGTAAGTTATACGTTCTGTTATATGATCTCTCAAGCAAATCTTTCACAATTACTTTAGTTTTATTTTCAGTTGTAAAAGGTCTGTCAGCAGAAAAAGCTGAACTACAAAAAAATGCTAAAAATACGACAATTATTAATTGTTCAAACCAAGCACTACGACCAATCCGCAAACTATTCCAAGAAAAAAATACATTAAATCCCATAAAAACATTACCTAGCCCTTTATCATTGATTAATAAATAAAAAAGGAGGGATTCCCTCCTTTTTCCCTAGCGGCCAAATAAACCCAAAATAAATCGAACTCCCATTTTAGCAATTCGAGGACCAATCAAAATGCCACCGGCAGCAACGATACCAGAGATCACTGTAGAAAAGTCCACTTGATTGAGCATGCTAGTCACATCAATTTGTACTTTTTGAGCTGCTTCACCTTGAGCAAATGCACTTACTGATGAACCTAAAACAACTGCTGAAACAAGATATTTTTTTAAATTTGACATAATAAACTCCTTGTACTGAGTTAGAATTAGGTGCTTATCTAAAAATAGCTAAAACTGAACCAACAGATTTAGCTATCAAATAAAAAATAAGCACCAGACCAAATGAAAAGCCAAAACTATCGACATGATGAATAAAATCCTGTGCCGAAAAGTTTTGATTTTCATTACCTGAAAATGCCACAGATTGAAGTTTGACGGCCTCTGTCTGTGGTATTTTCAAAACCACTTCATTACAACTAACACCTGTTTGAGATTGGCATAACTTCGTTGTAATCTCGATTTCATTACTCATAAATGAAATACCAATAAATAAAAAATTGTTAGAGCAAGACCACAACCAATAAAACTCGCTCCTACCATTTCTATAAATTCACGCATTATTTCAATTCTTCTATGATTGAACTTTCATCAAAATTGTAAGTGATACCTTTACGTCCATTTTCCATAGCCCATTCACGAGGATAAACAAGCACCATTACCGTTTTATCCTTTAAGCGATTAATCATATTTCTTAACGCATCATTCATAGAACGATCATCAATCTTGATTTCTTGAATTGACGTGTTATAGCCGCCATAACCATCAGGTTCTTGTAATTGAACCCCCATGTTATGACGATCTTTTACTTCTCCAGTCTCTCGATTAGTGAAAGATGAAGATTTATAACCTTTTAAGATACCTACAATATAAAATCCGGTACGCATAATTGATTTCTCCTAATTAATGATGAAAAGACTTATTTATTAAACAACAAAACGTAACTGAGGAGCGTTACTTGGAAATTGATAAAAATCAGGGGCTTTAAATGGACGAACCATAATATTTTCACAGGCAATAACTCTAACCGCTTGGAATTTCTCAACATCGCAAGGATTAGCAATATCAATACCTATTTTTCTTAATCTTGCTCTATGAGTTTCATATTGACGAGATTTTAGGCCTAACTCTTTACCACTAGCCCATAACATTGCGTAATATGCTGAAGTTGTTGCTTTTCTCAATGTATCAACAATCCCTTGAGAAACTAATTGTTCAGCAATGGTTTCTAAATCATATTGACTTACATTTAGCTTTTTATACATGTCAGTAAATTCCTTCTGTAAGTTTTCTAATACTGAAAAATCACTAATTCCCCAATAACATAAATTTTCACGCTGCAAATATCTTGATTTTAATTTTTGCTCAAAACGGACTACTCCATTTTCTCTGCAATACTCATAAACACTTCTGTAATATCTAAACTCTTTTGATTCTTCACCAAATTTACGCTTAATCTTGTCATAAGAATGAACTCGCATTTCTTCGTGTTTTATATAACAGCTTGGATAAATTAAATTTGCATTTCCTTTTTCACTAAGCCAATCCGTGGTGCAACCATTTGTATGAAGTCTGCCAATAGAATTTCTATAACGCATCTGTGATAAGGCTTTTAGAAATGTACGCTCATTACCCTTACCAACAGCTTTATTAGTAGTAATATCTAAACGTTTAATGATTGCGCCATTAGAAAATTTTGAGATCTTAGAACCATCTTCGCCTTGGCGATAAAAAATTTCAGTGCAACGAGTAAAGATTGGTAATTTAAGAGAGGAAAGAATTGAATTAAAACAGGAAACGCAACTATCTACAGTATCAAAACCAAAAACATTTTCTACTCGACCCCATCTACTTGGATTTCCTGCCATACGAATAACAGAACCCGAGATTTTAATACTAACCTCATCACAATAGCTGCCTTTATGATGGTATTTACCTGTGACTCTACTTTTTTGAATTTCACCGCCTTCAGTAACAACCATTAAATATTGACCATAAATAGAGAGTAAAAGCTCTTCAGGGATTTCTACCCCAAAGTCCTGCTCTATTTCTAACCAATCAATAAAGTAATTCATCGAATTTTGCTCACAGTGTCACAAGTGATAATAAGATAAATCAAAAACCATTTGTGAGCAAGTGAAATGTATCACAATGAAAAAAATATTTTTGTGAGCTATGATATAGAATCACAGACACATTATTTGAGTGAATAAAAGTATGAATAAACGAAAAAATCTAGGTGTTCCTGCTGAAACACATATGAGGATTGAGAGAGTTGCAGTTGAAATCACAGCTAAAACAGGTAAAGTGACTAAATGGACTGACGTTGTTAACTTTATGATAGAAAACTATCTTAATGAAGCAAAGCTAGATATGATAGGAAGACTTGCCACAAATTCTAAAGAAACTTTTACTCAATGGACTCTACATAAAGAAAAAGAATAAATACCGCAGAATATTGCGGTAAAGTTCGGGTGTTACAGAACTCCCGAACTTTTTCGAGCAATTTTTAAACAATGATGAATAGCAAAATAGCCGATAATTTTCGGCTATTTTCTTTTATGAAATGTTCTTTTTGGATATGCAGGGCTAAAAACTTTTATAAATTCTTCTTTATCTACTGGTACGCTTGAATTTTTTAGCTCTGTCAAAAATGCGGCCAAATGTTCGCAAAGATCAAAACGCGCTTGAGTTTCTTCGGTCGTGTAAAATCGTTTTGTATCAAATCTGATCTCTATCGTATCTAACGTGCAATAAACCCTATAATCATCAGCCTTTAGTAACCTAACAGCATTTAGAAAGTGTATAGGCGTTATATCTTTCAATGTAATATTTGCCATAACCTAATAACTTGAATTTCGCATAATAGCGGATTATGTGTAAATTCTTGCGCGGTGCTGCGCCATTATACCGCGCTGCAAATTGTAACATAATCCGAAAAACCATTATGCGAAATCAATTACAAGGTTAGTAAAAGCTACGTATCAATAAGATCACAGAGTTATACACAGGTCACGAATACTGCTTAGCCAATACAAAATATGGAAATTTCATGCACTGTAACATGTGTTTTTTAAAAGTTATTGAACTATACAATAGAAATGTAAAGAAAATGCAAAGGCTTTTGAGCGTTTCGCATTGGCATTTGAGAGTGTTTTAAATAATTAATTTTTAACAGGGGCGGTTTT